GTGTATCCACGCCAGTTACCTCGCATACTATATCTATGACATAGCATGATATACATCTTAGCAAGTCTTTCAGTAGTATTACCACTTGTAATACTAAAGTGTCCATTGTCTTTACCACCTTCCCAGTGACTTCTAGCTACCTCAGTCCATTTTTTACCTTTTAGTGCAAAATGTTTGAAGGGAGGGAAGTTACAACGTGTGTGGTAATCTGCTTCTTGTTTGGGATTGCTTTTTCTTCCAGGCTCTTCTGGAACATGCTCGAAAGTCATAACACGAAATACAACATCTGTTTCTGGGATAGTATCAGGATCAACTGCAAAGTCAATAGCTCTGGGCTTTGTCTTTCTTTCCAGCAATCCTTGTTCCCACAATTTTACTTGTGCCTCATGTGCCTCTTTTTGCATCCTAACAGCTCTTGTCTGCTTTGCTTCAGCAATTGTTTCTGGATTAATCTCATCCAGACTGTTAATAATTAGATCGTTCCATTCGTATTTCTCATCACTTACCCAACTATAGGATAGTTTTGAACGATGGATCTCTTTTAATAGTTCTTTGTTCGATAGATAGTGGTTTCTAGCCATGATTATTCCTTTGTTATTACTAATACTAACACCTATTAGGTACCATGTCAACCTGTTTTTTCCATGCTAAATACCAGTAGGAGATTTACAATGCGTTATACAGATTTATTAATGGAAGCCGCTACCACTGATATTGCGGTGTTCTATGGCGGAAGATTCCAACCTATGCATAGTGGACACCATCAAGTTTATCAGGACTTAGTTCGTAAGTTTGGTGCAGACAATGTATTTATCAGTACTATGGTGGGCAAGAATGCAGAAGCAGAGCGTGATCCGTTTACTTTTGATGAGAAAGCTGGGCTAATGACAAAAATGTTTGGCATACCAGCAAATCATATTATTCAAACACACCCATACAATGTAGACATGTCCAAAGCAGGCAGAGATCCAACGAAAACAGCAATCGTGCTGGTATATGGTGAAAAAGATGCCAACAGATTGAAAATGGGATACCTACAATGGTGGAAAGACGGTGAACCACTTGTAACATCAGATGAAGCTGGTTATGTGTATACTGTGCCTATTAAAGATGAGGGCAGAAGTGCTAGTGACTTCCGTGCAGTTATGCGTTCAGACGCAGATGATCAAAAGAAAAAAGCAGTCTTTACTGACTTCTTTGGTAAGTTTGATCAACAAGTATTTGATTTCATCGAGGAGAAGTTAAGAGGCTAATGGCAAAAATAGAAAAAATAAGTCCAGACCAACTGCTACTGAATGATGACACCAGCTATACAAGAGCAGGTGACAACTTGAATTCAGGTGCGGCTCCAGTAAAAATTAAGCCGTTTATTAATGAAGACGGTACTGTTGAGCCTGATAGTGGAGGCTATGCACTCGTTAATGAAGAACAGGCAAACTTCCTAGTTGATCAGGGAAGACTTAAACCATCAGAAGCACAAGCTCTAAAAGAGAATATTAAAGAACAACAAAGACTAGAAGCGGCAGGTGAAGACTGGAGTGGTGTAGCATATAAAAAAGATGAAGCCGAACCAGAAGTAGTTCCAAAGAAACAAGATGCAAGTGGTCCTGCCATTGTAGAACCGGATAGTTTTGAAGATTATAAAGCACCAGTTGATCCTGTGGAGCCACAGATAGTAGCAGGTATACCTAGTGAAAATAGAGTAAGACTATACTCAACAAATGCAAAGAATAACCTACTAATGAGTGGCGGATTAATGGAGCCACTTCTTAAGACAGGATTTGGAATTATATTTCCATATACACCAACTATCATGTGGAATTATAGTGCTAATTATGGAACCTATGATACAACGCATAGTGTATACCAACAACAGTATTGGCAGAATACTCCCAATCCAACAATTCAGATAACAGCAACATTCACAGCAACAACAATCGCTGAATCAGAATACTCACTAGCAAGCCTACACTTTTTAAGGTTTGCAACTAAGGGAGACTTTGGTGCTTTCCTAGGTGATGCAAAGGAAAGAAACGCTACAGCAGGTAGCCCACCACCAGTACTATTGTTTAGTGCATATGGATCTGGCAATGCAGAAAAAATTCCAGTAGTGGTGCGAGGCGTAAACTATACCTATGCAGAAGATGTTGACTTTGTAACAGTTGATCCTTCTCAAAAGTCACCAAGCAATGAATCAAGAAGTGAGAAATGGAAAGTTGATTACTCAACAAGTATTCCTGTACAGTTTGTGATGTCAATTGACTTAGCAGTACAACAGACTCCTGCAAACGTACAGACCGCATTTAATGTCAGAGAATACGCAACAGGCAAAGCATTGACAAAAGGATTTAACTAATGTCTACAAAATATAGAACAGACAGTATGTATAGAACTACAAAATTTGTAAATGGTGGCTACTTAGATATCATGGACAGTAGCATAGGAAACAAAGCTGAAATGTTATTGGAACCATTTACTATTACATCTGCATACGAGAACAAACCTGATAAACTTGCACATGAACTTTATGGAAACGCAAGACTATGGTGGGTATTCGCAGAGTTCAATCCTGATACACTAAAAGATCCAATAGTGGATTTTGTTTCGGGTTTAGAGATCCAAATACCTACGAACTTTACATAATATGGCAACACAAGTAAAAATCACACCCAATTGGATGTCAACAGTTGATAGTCCGACATACAAGTTAACATTATACTTGGTGCATCCTAGTGTCTGGAATAATCCAAATACTCTAGCGAGTCTTGAAGTTCCTAGGGATAGCACAGGACAACCACTCGCGGTTGTAATTGCAGAAAGTGGAGCAACGTCTACATACGCTATTGACAACCTAAGTATTATAAGTTATGTTACTCCGGGTAGCACAAGTGGTAATACAGTCAGTGGTGTATTTCAATTCAATGTGTATGAGATCTTAGGATTTAAACTTCTAAACAGAGTATTACAATATAGTAGACCCTTTAACTTTATAACACTTCAGAGTGCTAAGTATGTTCTAAAAGTAGAATATCAAGGAGTAGATCCAGAAACAAAAGAGAATGTAAAATATGGCGGACAATTCTTTTACAGTCTAATTTTTAAGCAGATTCAAAGTTCAATTAATGAGAGCGGAACACAGCATAATATTATTGCACACAACTCTCCAAAGACAGCAATTGCTTTATCCAAAGTAAAAACAGATATTGTTGTGGAAGGTGCAAGCACAGTAAAACAATACTTAAAATTACTGGAAGCAAAACTAAATGAATCAGAAATAGAATACAGAAAGTCACCAGAGAATAAGGATCCGGTTAGTAAGCATACCTGGAAGATAACACTAGGACCTAATGCTACAACGACAGTTGGTAAATCAGTACCAAGCAATGGTCCTGGACCCAATTCATATGGTAAAGCACAAGTAACGGAAAGTTTTGATCTAGGTTCAAAACCCATAGCTGGTACAAGTAATGCCGAAACGGCTGGCGGACAGAATAGAAATACAGAAAATAAAGATACAATCAATGCAAACATCAATAGTGAAACAAACTTAATAAGTTATCTTAGAAAGTTCTTAACTTCAAACGTTCCTGCACTAGGAGAACTAAACGCATTGGAAAGAACAGACGGTGTTAAGCGAACAGTAATCAGTGTAACTCCTAATGTTACATTTGGTGATGGAACAGATGAATTTACTGATACAAGTGAAATGGAAATAGAACTAGTAGTTGACTTGGATATAACTTATAGTATACCACAAAACGATCCAGCAAAACAAAAAGAAAAACAGAATGATAGAGGATTTCAACGTACTCTATTTGAAAGTTTACCTATTACAAAAAAGTATGATTACTTGTATAATGGAATGAATACAGAAATACAAAACTTTGACCTAATGATTGATAATGCATTTTTTATGGCAAAAGATCCTGCAAATGGTTTGGCATATCCAGAAATTAAACAATCACATGTGCCTACTAACCCAACACCAATTACAGTCCCCAAGACTGCCAGCGGTGCATACGCAACTTCATTAAGTGAAGTGGATGGTTCACATCAGGGATTCATGGAACGTGTTGCATATGCTTATGCTGTCGCAAGTCCTGATAGTCAACAAGTAAACGAATCAAAAGGCCCGGGTGCTATTGACACAATAGATGCACTGGCTGATTTAGAATTTAGAAGTAGAAACACAGACTATATTCAAGTTAAGTTTAAAATTAAAGGTGATCCATTTTGGATGGGTACGCCTGGAGTATATACAAATGAAGCGGTTGTAACATCAGCCAACTATCTAAATACAGATAGTCTAGTGTTATTCCTAAACCATTTACCAGACGAAGCTATGCTTGATCCTGAAGCAAGTGTAGGTGGAGAAATAGATGTAGCGGCCAGTGGCGTATATGAAGTTAGAAAGATTGAAACATCAATGAGCCAAGGAAAATTTGATCAGACACTAGTTGCATATAGAAATAGAAATGTAAGTACAATATTACTAGTGAACGAGATGGAGGTTAGATAATGTTAGTTAGAACTGATGGCACAAGAGTACCTGATAGAGTTAAACAAGGTGGCGGCAGTGGTATCAATAATATTAATGGTTTATATGTTGGTAGCGTAGTTAAAAATAAAGACAGTTTATACTCAGGTAGAATTGAAGTACAGATTCCAGAGTTTGGAAGTACGAGTGCTCCTAGAATTGTACTGTTGGTATCCCCATTTGGTGGAACAACAGAAGCATTAGAAGGAAGTTTTGATCCTACAAAATATGGTACTGAAGAGGGCGGAGAAAACGGCACTCCAAAAAGTTATGGCATGTGGCCACAACCTCCTGCTGTTGGTACAGAAGTATTAATTGCATTTACAACCAGCAGAGAAGAAGGCTTTCTAATGGGAAGTTTTATTTCAAAAGATAGAAATCATATGCTGGGAGGCAGAGCAAGTTCAGAAGGACAACCTGATGGAAAACTAGCACCAGTTGGTGAGAAGAATCCATATGATAAGACAGATCCAGATAAAAAACCAATTGACGGCAAGCAGTTACAAACACTAACTACACAAGGATTAACTGAAGATTTTAGTAGAGGGCATTCAAACAGTAGTGCTAGAAGAGAATCACCCAGCAGAGTATTTGGTATTACAACTCGAGGTGGACATGTTATATCAATGGATGATGGTGACATTGAAGGCAAAAGTACAAACATGCGTTTCAGAACCAGAGGCGGTGCTCAAATATTAATAGATGATACAAACGAATTTATGTTTATAACCAACCACAAAGGTAATGCTTGGGTTGAATTGGACTCTGATGGTAGAATCGATGTGTATAGTGAAACAAGTGTTAGTATTCATAGTGAAGAAGACTTTAATATACATGCCAAAGGCAATGTTAATATTGAAAGTGATATGGGTGTAAACATTAGATCAACAGGTACTGAAGGTGTTAAAGTTGAAGCAACTACTGGAGACTACAATTTATATACAGGAGCCAATATGAATGTGCAAGCGGCACTTAATGGTAATGTAACTGTTGCAGGTAACTATATGGAACAGGCGGCTAGAATTGATATGAACGGTCCGGTTCCCACAGTACCTAGTAGAATCATTACTAATCAGTTGGTTGAGAATAAGAATGTATTGTCAAGTGCGGCAAGCAGAGTTCCGGAACATCATCCTTGGAAGGGTGTAAACAAACAAGAAGAAAAGTTTAGAAATTCAGAGGGTAATACTTAAGATGCCAAGAACCTATACATTATCAAACACAATATCAGAAAACGATCTGGTAGAGTTTGACTTGTTTACAAATCTAAACAGTACAATGACAGATACAAAAATACCGCTGACAGATCTAGAAGCAAGCACCAGTGTTATAAGTTATATAATTAAACAAAAATCCTGGTCACCATTTGTATATACAGTAAACAGTTTACCAGTTATTGGTTATGGATTCTCAAATGGTAATGATAGTAATGGACTAACAGAATCAGAAGCCTATAGTTATTTTATTGAAGACTTAAAAAACAAAGAGAGAGCATTTAAAAAGATCCTACCACTATCACTTATAAGTCAAACAAATTATGATGCTCTGTTTAGTCTATTCTATTTTACTGGTGATATATCAAAAACAGGAACACCGGATAGACAGTTTAAGATAAACAGTTACATCGTGAATGAACAATGGCAATTTGTTGCAACCGCTCTAGTGCTGAGTGGCAATCAACGAATAGTGCGTCAGGGAGAAGCAAAGATTATGATGTTGGCTGACTATGGTAGTATCAAATCAAGAGCATTACTCAAAGCACAAGGACTACAAAATATTAGAACACTATACCCTAATGGATTTGAGACAACTAAATCTCTAAACCAAGCAGAGTATGTATACTATAAAGAAACAAATAGATTCTTACCCAAGATGACACAATCTAGAAAAAGGCAAATTGTTAACTTAGCAAATCTGTCTACATAAATATTGACATGAGTGTACTATTACTTAATGCAGATGCACAGCCTTTAAGCCTGTTGCCACTAAGCACAATTAGTTGGCAGAGTGCCGTCAAAGCATATTTTTCCGATAAGATAAAAATTGTAAAGAGCTATGAGGATAAACCCTTGCATAGTGAAAACTTCGTGATGCCAATGCCAAGTATTGTAATGCTTAATCGTTATCACAAGCTACCAACGAGAGCAAAATTTACCAGGCGAAACATGTTTATAAGAGATAACTATACTTGTCAGTACTGTGGCACAAAACACCGGCAAGGAGATTTAACAATAGATCACGTTATCCCAAAAAGCCACGGAGGCAGAACATCATGGACAAATTGTGCTAGTGCATGTAAGCCATGCAACAGTTCAAAGTCCAACAAACTAATCCAACCCATCTCAATCCCTTATCAACCCAGCTATCATGAAATAAATCGCAACGCAAGACTGTTCACATTGTATATTCCGGACGAATCCTGGCGTGATTTCCTATTTTGGCCTGAAGAATTAGTATCTGTTGATAAAAGTTTAGTTATAACTGTATAGAATTAGAAACGTCGGTTTTTTTCAGCTAAATATTAGTATGAACAATAGCACAGGTATAGGATACACAACAAGAGGTCAGAAAAGATCAGCGAAGCAAATGACTAAGCTGGACCTAGCAAAACAGGACCTTGACAACCATTTCAAAATCCGTAAGGGCGAAAAATGGAGTCAACCCTCATTTGGTAGCATGTTGCCCTTTTATGTATTTCAACCATTGGATGAGAATACAATAGAGCTAATTGAACAAGACGTAAATGACGTAGTTAATTACGATCCTCGGTTCAGTCTAATGACTAAGAATGTTAGAGTGACTGAAGACAGCAGTTCAATTACAATTAGTATACAATTGTTATATTTGCCTACTACGACAGAGACAGTATTACGATTGAAGTTCGATAGAGAATTTGCAGAGGCAGAGTTTTAATAATGGCACAACAGGTAAGACAGAGCAGGTTATTTGCGGCAGAGGATTATAAAGCAGTTTATGAGTCCTATGTGAACGCAAACTTCCAAGCATATGATTTTGATACTATCCGTACTTCAATGATTGAGTACATTAGTAATAATTATCCGGAAAGCTATAGTGATTGGGTAGAAAGTGCAGAATTTGTTGCACTCCTCGATGTTATAGCACAGTTCGGTCACAACTTAGCATTTAGAGTAGATCTAAACAGCAGAAATAACTTTTTAAGTACAGCAGAAAGACAGGACAGCGTCTTTAAACTCTCAGAGTTTTTGGGATACAAACCTAGACGAAACGTTACACCTTTTGGATTGTTAAAAGTTACAAGTATAAAAACAAACGAGAATGTTATTGGTGCTAGTGGTACAACACTTGGTGGAGAAGAGATTCGTTTTGAGAATACAACTACAGCAGATAACCTAGATAACTTTACAACAGTAATGAATGCTCTGTTTGTACAAAGTAATCAATTCGGTAGTCCTCGTAGACAAGTAACAGAAAATGGTGTGGCTACACAATACTATAATACAAACAATACAGCAGACCAGATTGTGTTTACATTTACTGGACTTGCACAGGGTTCAAGTGTATCATTTAATGCTGTTGGTTTGGATTACGATATAGTGCAACAGACAATGATTGAAAATACACCTGATCCAAGTGGATCATTTAGTATCCAATATAAAAATGATGGACAAAGTATCAGTAGTAACCACACAGGTTTCTTTGTGGGATTCAAACAAGGACAGTTAACATTTAAAGATTTTAATATTACTGAATCACTAAGTGGAATGACGCTGGACATAGATGAGGTTAACATCAACTCAACGGACGTTTGGGTACAGACAGTAAATGCAGACGGAACAGTTAATAAAAAATGGACTAAGGTAGATAATATCTATGGACAGAGTGCAAACTATAATTTTATTAACCAAGGTATTAGAGACATTTACAGCGTTAAGACAAGAGAAGATAATAAAATTAGTGTATGCTTTGCTGATAAAAGTTTTGGTAATCCACCAAAAGGAATAATTCGTATATGGTATCGTAAAAGTGAGAACCAAACATATGTGTTAAGACCTGATGACATTGGAACAAAACGTATTAGCATAGACTATACAGGTGCAGACGGTAATAATTATACAGCCGTACTTGCAGTACAACTAAGAGAAAGTGTAACCAACGCTAGTAGCAGTGAAAGTTTGGACGATATAAAAACAAATGCGCCACGCATTTATGCAACGCAGGACCGCATGATCACGGCAGATGATTACAATAGTTATTTGTATACACAGAGCGATAATATTAGAAAAATTAAAAGTATCAATAGAACACATAGTGGACATAGTCGTTTTGTAACGCTTAATGATCCAACTGGTGCGTATACTAATCTAAACTTATTTGCAACTGATGGTAAAGTAACAAAGACTACGCAGACTAAAGTTAAATATGCAACAGACATGACACCTAGTACAGTCTTTGATCAATTGCTTAAACAGATTATTCAAGATGACGAACTAATTAATCTATACTTCAGCGAGTATAGAGGAACATTTGACACTATTGAGGATACCATTTATAGAAATGGAGATTCAAAATTTCCGTTTACTTGGCAACAAACAGGTAATACCAACACAGGATATTTTACTGATAGTGATAGCGTAATCAAACGTACTGGTAAAACACAGAACAACTATTTAAAATATCTAAGAGTAGGTGCTCTTGTTAAATTCGGTAGTGCATTAGATGCCGGGACTGGATTACTTGCAACAGGTGGCACAGTTAAGTGGGCAAAAGTAAGTAAGATTTTTGCAAGTGGATTAGGTATTGATGGTGCTGATGGTAACCCAACAGGACTAACAGCAAACAGAAACTTTGGTGCAATTAGTCTTGATGCAACAATTCCAAACGGCTATAAGATGATGTATATTATTCCAGCGTATACAAGGCAGTTTGATCCAACTGAAAGAGCTAACATTATTGAGTACTTGGGTAACAGACAAACGTTTGCACTAAAGTATGATTTCTTAAATTTGGGTTGGGATATTATAGATAGAGATCCATTGCCTAGTGCGGTGGATACGGCTTTCCCTACTCCTTTTGCTTACAATCCAGCTGATGCTGTTAGTTTAGATAATAACTGGACAATACATATTGCATTTGATTCAACTAGTGCAACAGACAAATGGGATATAACAACTAGAGTTTTACGTTATACTCTGGAAAGTACGCAGATAGACTTTAGTAATATTACTAACGAATTTCAATTAAATGAACAGAGCAACAAGAAACAAAGAGATAGAGTTAAATTACAAGACTTAACTAGAACTGGATTTCCAAGCAGTGACTTCTTCATATACGGATATGAGTTTGCCACACAGGGAGACCAGAGTGGAATATATAATCAAAACAAAATTATTCTAAGTCTAGTGGATAACAACAATGATGACAGACCAGATGATCCAGATAGCTTCAATAGTATTACTGTAGAAACTGCTGGTGCATTTGTAGTTGGTAGATCATACACAATCAGTACAGTAGGTACAACAGATTTTACTGGACTTGGTGCTAGTGCAAATACAGTTGGTGTAACATTTACAGCGACAGGTGCCGGTTTAGGAACTGGTACTGCTTACGGAAACGTACAGGACAATCTACGTTTTGAGTGGACACATGTTCCTGCAGATAATGAAGTTGTTGATCCTAGTTTTACAAACTTAATAGATGTTTTTGTGTTAACACGTTACTACGACACAGCATATAGAAATTGGTTAAAGGATACTAGAGAGGATCTAGTAAAACCTGTACCACCTACAATTGATGAGTTGAAGCAGAGTTTCTCACAGCAAACAGGTAAAAAGGCAATGAGTGATAGTATTATTTACAGACCAGTAAATTACAAAGTATTATTTGGCGCCAAAGCAGATGCATCACTACAAGCAAAGTTTAGAATTATCAAAGTGCCAGGCACAAGATTTACTGATAATGAAATAAAAGATAAAGTAGTAGAAGAGATTGGTAACTTCTTTAACATAGACAATTGGGACTTTGGTGAAACATTCTACTTCACTGAACTGGCGGCTTATGTACATAAAGAACTAGCAGGTATCATTAGCAGTTTTGTTATTGTACCACAATTGTCTACTAGTGTGTTTGGAGATCTTTTCCAGATTACACCAATGGGAGGAGAACTGTTGATTCCTGATGTGTCAGCAACAGACATTGATATTATAGATAATATCACACAAAGTAATATTAGAGCAGCTTAAGGTTTAAAATGTCCGAGAACTACGAATCCAAGAAACAGACAATTGCTGAAAATAAAAAGCGATCTGGAACTTATAAAACAAATAAGATCAAGGCAACTGACTACTTACCGTCAGTCTTTGACACTCCACTAAATCAAAAATGGATGGATGCAACTCTGGATCAAATGATCTCCAAGGGCAGCTTAGAAGACATTGATGCTTATGTTGGTAGTACTCAAGGCGGCGTTGCTAAACAAGGCGATGTATACCTAAAGGAAGCAAGCAAAACAACAGTACGCAGAAATAGACAACTGGATCCAAGTATTGTAACAAAACTAGAAGATTCAACAATTAACAGTATGTTGACACCAGATGATATTGCAAATAGTGTTGGTATAGAATTTGACAACTACAATTATAATAGTGCCTACAATGCACAGACCTACAGCTTCGCACCACCAATTGACAATGACAAGTTTGTAAACTACAATTCATATTATTGGGTAAGTGATATGCCAGTATATGAGAGTGATAATACTAATGGTACAGGCACATATACTGCTGATCTACTAACAGATGTCAACGGTAAAACTGCACACACATTTATAGATGATAATAAGACATTTGAATTAGAAAATGGAATGTTAATTAAGTTGATGAGTGGTTATGGTTCTGTAACTCTAAACACATACTTGGTTACTGGTGTTGGCGACAGCATTAAATTACAATTACACACAGAATATCACACTACAGGTTCTAGATATGAAAGAATATGGACAGACGATTCAACATACAAGGACATTGTTGGACAGTATTGGGACAATGATAAAATTACAACTTGGGCTAGTTCACTAACTTTCCAAGGAGCAGACCCTAGAGGTTTGAGTAGTATACACTCACTTATTAGTTCATACAATACACAGGTTATAGCAAATACGGCACCACCACTTTTATACTTTTATGATGGTGGACAGGAAAAGAAGTCATACATATCTAATGATATGATCTTTAAACTGGATAGTGACTGGCCAGAAATGCAACCAGTAGCACAAACAGAATCACAAATTAAACTTGGCGATGTGTATCAAATTACATCAGTAGGAACAACAAACTGGGTAAACTTAGGTGCAAGTTCAGCCGCAGTTGGTGTAACGTTTAGAGCTACCAATAATGGTAGTGCCGGAACTGGAACAGCCAAACTTTTCAAAGGCGGCTACTTAGATCAATTTAAAATATACCAAGCCTCTATTGCGGCAGATGGACAAGTTTCCACTACTGTTCTAGTTAGTGCTAGATACCAAGATGAAGCAAGTGGAGACTTTAGTGTGTTTCAGCTTCTACCAGCCAGTTTAACACAAGCCCAAAAAGACTTTGTTAATGATATGTGGGACGGTGAAAGTTGGGATAGAGATTACCTAACAACTTCTGTAAAAGATTATTTGGTTATCTCAACAAGAGATGACACAGGAACAATTTGGTCCAGAGGAAACTATTGGGTGCATAAGGATACACTACAAAGTTTAGAAGGTATGGTACTGGGTTACAAAGCATCAACACATACTACTGATGCACTTCAAGCCAGAAGACCAATTATAGAATTTAATCAAGACTTACACTTGTTTGGAAATATTAAAAACGAGACATGTCAATGGCAAGGACCAGTATCAGCTGTCCTTAGTGCAAAGACTAAGTCAATTAGTATGCAGATTGGTTCAAGGTTTGTATTACTAAATGATCAAAACATCTATAAGATTGTTAAGACACCAAGCATAGCGGCCACAAGTGTAGCTTCAGGATTTGTATATGAAAT